TTATAATGTTGTTGGAAAAGTAGAGCAACATCTACTTACTGTTATTGAAACAGGAAAACTTGCAGCTAAACAGTTGGAAGATTTTAGAAAACAACAAGATAATATAAAATTTTAACCACAAAGGTTAGAATAAGCCAAGTCGAAAGACAGCTTAACATAGGAGGACTTAATGTCTGACCAAAACCCATTACTGAACAATGCTTCAGTACAAGGTGCAGCAAATTCTATTGAAGGTTTGATGGACACTAAAGGTGTTATCAAAAAACCTCAAAAAGAAGCAGCACCAGTTGAACCAAAAGAAGAAGTTGAAGCGAAAGTGGAAACTGAAACAGAAGAACAACAACAACCTGTTGCTCAACCAGAGGAAACAATGGAAGTAGCAGATGAAGAACAAGCATCACAAGATGAAAATGCAATTGAAGAACAAGAAACTGATCTACACCAAGTAATTGTCAATGGTGAAAAGATTGATGTTGACCTTGAAGAATTAAAAGCAGGTTATCAAAAAGATGCTGACTACAGACGAAAAACTGAGGAGATAGCAATTGAAAAAAGAGAGCTAAAATCTGAAGAAGATCGTCTTAAAAATCAGTATTCAACTAAGATGGATGATTTAAATTCATTAGTAGTTACTTTAAATGCTGAGATTAACAATGATATGAATTCTAAGGAGCTTGATGCTCTTTGGGATGAAGATCCAACTGAAGCTGCTAGAGTTGATCGTAAGATTACAAAACGAAAACAATCAATTCAACAAGCACAGCAAAAACTGAGACAACATCAAGAAGCTCAGTTTCAGGATATATTAAGAAATGAACAAAAAAAACTTCATTTAAAACATCCTGAGATTGCTGATCCTATTAAGGGTGCTACAGTTAAAAATAATATTATGGGTTATTTAAATTCTAAAGGCTTCTCAAATGACGATGTCTCAAGAATTTATGATTCTAGATATTTTGATGTGATCATGGATGGTATGAAAGCTAATGCGACTAAACCCAATTTAGTAAGTAAAAAAGTTAAGCCAACCACAGTTGTTAAGTCAGGCGTTAAAACTACTAAGGAAGATATAAATAGTCAGTCTAGGTTGAAGAAGATTAATGCGTTGAAGAAAAGCGGTAATGCAAAAGATGCTACCGATTTACTGATGCGTTATCTATAAACAATAACCTAACGGAGAAAACAAATGGCTAAATACCAAACATACACAACTGTAGGTATAAGAGAAGATTTGGCTGATATTATTTATTCAATATCACCAACTGAAACACCTTTTATGTCTGGAGTTGCAAAAACAAAAGCAACTAATACTTTACACCAATGGCAAACAGATGCACTAGCTGATGTTGCTGCAAATGCTGCCGTTGAAGGTGCTGATATTTCTTATGGAACTATGGCTCCAACTGTATTAGAAAATAACCACACTCAAATTTCTACTAAAGGAATTCAAGTTACTGCAACTAACGAAGCTGTAACTTCTGCTGGAAGAAATAATGAGATGGCTTACCAAGTAGCTAAAGCTGCAAAAGAATTAAAAAGAGATATGGAAACTGCTCTTTTATCTAATGTTGCTAAATCTGCTGGTTCGTCATCAGCTGCAAGAAAACTTGGTGGATGTCCAACTTGGTACGAAACTAATGTTGATGCAGGTTCTGGTGGTTCTGGTGCTGGTAATGGTGCTATAAGAACAGATGGAACTCAAAGAGCTTTTACTGAAGATCAGTTAAAAGGTATTTTAGTTAGCTGTTACAATGAAGGCGGAAACCCTAACATGATTATGGTAAATGCTTTCAATAAACAGAAACTATCTGGCTTTACTGGTGGTTCTACTAGATTTGATGCTGCAGAAGATAGAAGATTAATTACTTCTATTGATGTGTACGAATCTGACTTTGGAACTATGCAAGTATCACCAAACAGATTTATCAGAGGTGCTAATGGTACTGCTGCTAAAATCGGACAAGATGCTCACATTCTTGATATGGAATACTGGGCAGTTTCTTTCCTTAGAGATTTTGCTCTACAAACACCTGCACAAACTGCAGATGCTGACCAAAGATTTATGGTTGCTGAGTACACTCTTGAGTCAAGAAATGAAAAAGCAAGTGGTTTAATCACAGATTTAACTACTTCATAATAAATCTAAAGTGGTGGGGGAATTATCCCCCATCATTCAATTAACAATTTTGTTTGGTCTTTGAAGTCAATGACGGAACGAAGCAAATAAATAGGATAATAAAATGAGAACATTAAACGATTACTTTTTAACATCTGCAATTCCAGATGTTTCAACAGCTTCATCAACTTTTGTTTGTGTACCTGATGGTGGAAAAATTGTAAAAATCATCACTCACAACAAAGCAACTACAACTGGCACAGCAGCTATCTCTTTTGAAATAGGTGGTGTTGCAGTAACTGGAGGTGCTATAAGTCATGTAGCTTCAGGTTCAGCTGGTAAAGTAGCAACTGCTGCTCCAACAGCTTTAAATACTGTTGCTGAAGATGGTACTATTGAATGTATTACTAATGGTGGTTCATCAAATGCTTCTAAAATGGAAATTACTTTCGTAATTAGAAGATAATAGTATATAACAATATTTGGGGGATCTTGCCTAGCGGTATTTCCCCCATAATTAATTAGGAGAAAAATATGAGTTTTAATTACGGATTAAGACCTACTACACATCAAGGTAAAACAAGTGGTGGAACATCAGCACAATCTGCTGCATTTGGATCACAAACTGAATATGTAAGAATAGCATCAACTGCTGATATTTATATTTTATTCGGTGCAAACCCAACTGCTGTTGCAACTGCTAATTCATCAACTATCTTTATACCTGCTGACCAACCTGAAATTTTTAAAGTTTCACCTGGTGAGAAAGTAGCTTTTATTGGTACTGCTGAAGTTTCTATTACTGAAATGAGTGCTTAGTGGCTAAACAAAAGTTTGTTCACTTTGTTCCAAGAGATCAACCTAAAAAAAGACCAGGTTGTCATAAAAAATCTCAGAACAAATCAGAGTGCAGACAAAAAAAACAAACAAGATATAAAGGTCAAGGCAGATGAAAAAAGATATAAGTATTGATGGTTTAAAAAAAGAAACTTTTTCATTAGATGAAATGGAAAAGAAAATTGTTATAAATGAAGAAGTTAATATAGACCCTCATTTAAAACATAATAAAATATTATTAAATCAAGATGATGGTTATTCTAAATCCAGAGATTTAAAAAGAGTAGCTTCTATTCCAACTTTAGCTTTATCTGTTTGGGCAAAAGAGTATAATGGAGATGGTAATTGGTTTGCACTTCCTAAAGAAGTTCAAAGTAAAATATTAAAAACAAAATTAAATAGTAATGAGTTTAAATATTTTAGAACCGCAGAAGGTAAAATATAATGGCACTTGCAACATATTCAGATTTAAAAACATCAATAGCTAACTGGTTAAACAGATCAGATTTAACAACTGAGATAGCTAATGATTTTATTGTTTTAACAGAAGCTGATCTTAACTCTAAACTAAGAGTTAGAAAAATGATTACCTCAACTTCTATTACAATAGATTCAGAAACAGAATCTGTACCTACAGATTTTTTACAAGTAAGAGATTTTTTTATAACATCAGGTGGAACTAAGTATGCTTTAAAATATATTACTCCAGCTCAAATGGATCAAATTAGAGGTTCATCTACAACTGGTATGCCTTCAGCATATACTATACTAGGTGATAATTTTAGATTTGCACCCATTCCAGATTCTGCATACACAGGAACATTAAATTATTATGCTAAGTTTGCAGCTCTATCAGATACCAATACTTCTAATTATATATTAGCAAGTCATCCTGCAATTTATTTATATGGTTCATTATATCATGCTGCTAATTTTTTAGGTGGCGTTGATCCTCAAAGACTTCAACAATGGCAAGGAATGTACACAACTGCTATGGAAAGACTTGAGAGAAACGATAGAGAAGATCAATATGGTAATGCACCTTTACAACAAAGAGGTGATGTAACTGTTTCAGGTGCGTTTAATGATATATCTAAATTTGTAACAAACAATAACCAATAGGAGAATAATGCAAATACCTTTTGGAGAATGGCTACCTGACCAACCAGAATATAACAATCCTGGTGCGAATACTGCCAACAATGTTTATTTTGCAGCTTCCTCTTATAAAAGATTTCCTTCATTAGTTAATTATTCTACTAACAATATAGCTAAAGATAGTAGAGGTGCAGCTTCTTTTAGAGATAACTCTAATACTGTATTTAATTTTGTTGCTAACCAAGAAACTATTTTTGAATTAACTGGTGGAACTTTTACTGAAAGAGGAGCAAGAGGAAAACTTTTAAGTACAGCTTTTGCAACTTGCACAATTACAGTTTCAGATTATGCAAACATTGGTGCTGGAAAAACTATTACATTAAAAAAAAATGATGGTACAACTGTTGTATTTACATCTGTTACTGGATCACCCTCTACCAATGAATTTCAAGTACAAACAAACAACGACACTACTGCTACAAATTTAAAAAATACTATAAATGGTCATGCAGATTTTTCAGCAACTGTATCTAATGCTGTTGTAACTGTAACTAGAGCTACAGTTGGAAATAATAATTTAACAAATGTTTCATCTGATATTGTAAGATTGACTACTACAAATTTTTATGGTGGAACTCCTTTAACAGGAACAGATACAGATTACATAACTTTTACACAATTTGGAAATTATATAATTGCAAGTAATGGAGTTGATGCACCTCAATATTATTTAATGGGAACATCAACTAATTTTGCAGATTTATCAACTGTATCAACAAGTGGAACTGTTCCAAACTTTAAAGTTTCTGGTGTTATTAGAGATTTTTTAATTACTGGAAATCATGTTGGTGCATCTAATAGAATACAATGGTCAGGTATAAATGATATTACTACTTGGGAATTTGGAACTAAACAATCAGACTTGCAAGACCTACCAGGATCAGGTGGACAGATAACTCACATAACATCTGGAGAGATTTCTTATGTGTTTAGGCAGAATCAAATAATTCGTCTTGATTATGTTGGTGGTTCAACTGTATTTAGACTGTCAGTAATTTCTCCAAATAGAGGTGCAGTATTAGGTAGAACTGTGTGCCAAGATAATCGTAGAGTTTTCTTTTATGCTGATGATGGATTTTTTGAACTGAATGGCGATCAAGTAATTTCTATTGGTGCAGAAAAAGTTAATAGATTTTTTGATTTAGATTTAAACAAAGCATACACAGATAGAATTTGTGCAGCTGTAGATCCTTTTAATCAATTAGCCATGTGGTTATATCCATCTGCGTCTAATACATCTAATACTTCTGGTATTTGCGATAAAGTAATTATTTATAATTATGCTACTCAAAAATGGAGTACAGCTGACACTAATGCTAGTTCTATATTTTCACAATTCGTTGGTGCTTATACAGTAGAACTTATGGATATTATTTCAGAAAACTTAGATAATATTAACATTGCATTAGATACTGACTTTTGGAATGGTGGACAAAGATATTTAGGTGCTATAGATAATAATTTTAAAGCAGCTATATTCTCAGGAACTGAAAATGAAGGTACAATAGAAACTAGAGAAATGGAGTTGTTTCCAGGACATAGAAGTAGTATAACTAATGTTAGACCTATTGTGGATGCCTTATCTACTGTAACCATCAAGAGTAAAGAACGATTAGTTGATACAGCTACAGAATCAACATCTTCTTCAATGGTTACAAGTGGAGATAATCCAGTAAGACAATCTGGTAGATATTTTAAAATTAAAGTAATTACACCATCTGGATCAGTTTGGACTCATGCTCAAGGTGTTGATGTAATTGCTTCAAGAATTGGTTTGAGATGACGGAAAAAACTGATATAGATAATGTTAGATATAGTTTTGAAACACAAGAATTTTTTCAAAGACAAATTGAAGAAGCTATCAATACATTAATAAATGATAGAAACAAAGAAAGCGACAAGGCTTTCTCATGGTTTATAGGAGATTAAATGGCAGGTATAAAAGATTATTCAACAACACAAGCAAATAACACTTCACTAAATGGTATTTCTACTGCGGAAGGAATGCTACCTTCTAATCTAAACAATGCAATCAGAGCATTGATGAAGAACACTAGAGATTGGTATAATGATGCACAATGGGTAGAGTATGGTGATGGTTCAGGTTCTTACACAGCAGCTTATGTAAGCGGAACTGCTTTTACTATTAATGGTGCTAATGTAACTTCAGAATATCATGCAGGTAGAAGAATAAAAGTTTATTTAGGAACTACTGCTGAATTTAGATATGGAATTATTGCTAGTTCATCTTTTTCTACAAACACAACTGTTAATGTAACATGGGATAGTGGATCATTAGCAAATGAAACTTTATCAGTTTATCTTGCAATACTTACAAAAACTAATGACTCTATACCTACAGGAATTTCTGCAACTAAAATAGCAGATGGAACAATTTCAGATACAGAATTTCAATATTTAAATGGTGTATCAAGTGCTATTCAAACTCAATTAGATGCTAAACAAGCAACTATTACAGGATCTGCAACTACTATTGATACAGAAAGTTTAACTGCAAATAGAGCTGTTATTTCTAATGGCTCACAAAAAATTGCAGTATCAGATGTAACCGATACTGAATTAGGATATTTAGATGGTGTAACAAGTGCAGTACAAACACAAATAGATTCAAAACAAGCAACAATAACTGGTGGTGCATCAACTATAGCATCATCTAACCTTACAGCATCAAGAGCATTACAATCTAATGGTTCAGGTAAAGTAGAAGTTAGTGATGTAACAACAACTGAACTTGGTTATTTAGATGGCGTAACATCTGCAATTCAAACTCAGTTAGACGCAAAACAAACTAGTGATGCACAACTAACAGATATTGCTGGGTTAACACCAACTGACAGTAATTTTATTGTTGGAGATGGATCAAATTTTGTAACAGAAACTGGTGCTACTGCTAGAACTTCTTTAGGACTAGGTAGTATTGCTACACAAGCTGCAAACAATGTTTCAATATCTGGTGGAGCAGTAACAGGACTTGGTTCTCCATCTGCTAGTTCAGATGCAGCTACTAAAAATTATGTAGATCAAGCTGTTGCAGGTTTAAGAACTAGAACGATTGCTGAATGTGCTTCTACAGGAAATGTAAGTTTATCTAATGGTTTAGAAGCAGGAGATTCTATTGATGGTGTTACTCTTGTTGCTGGTGATAGAGTTTTATTAAAAGATCAAACAGATGCTACAGAAAATGGATTATACTTAGCAGTATCAAGTGGTGCTGCATCAAGAGATCCAGAGCATGATAGTATTGCTGAACTATCTGGTGGAATGGTTGTAGTTAATCAAGGTTCAACAAATGATAATAAAATATTTTTATGTACTACTGATAATACAGGATCAGTAGGTTCAACTAATATTACTTATACTGTCATTACTCCATCTAATGTTGGAACAGTAACTTCAGTAGGAGTAGCAGACTCAGGTTCTTCAGAATTTACAGTAACAAACTCACCAATTACTTCATCAGGTACAATTACACTAGCAGTTAATTCTATTGCTAATACTAAAATTACAGGATTAGGAACAGCTTCTACAAAAACTGTTGGAACTTCTGCAAACAATGTGGTACAACTTGATGGTTCTGCAAAATTACCTGCTGTAGATGGTAGTCAATTAACAAACATAGATGCAGCTTCAGCTGGATTTGCAATCGCTATGGCAATAGCACTTTAAGGAGAAAAAATGGCACAAAATTTTAGAAGATACACAAGTAATGATGTAGGAACATCAGCATCAACTTTATTTACTTCAGACAGTTACGATACTGTTGTAGGTATATCAGTTTCAAATGTAACTGGTTCATCAGTTATAGCATCTGTATATATTAATGATGGTGCTAACGACATCTATCTTGTTAAAGATGCACCAATACCAAGTGGTTCATCATTACAAGTTTTAGATGGTGGAGCAAAGTTTGTAGTTCAATCTGGTGATGCTTTAAAAGTAATATCAGATACAGCTTCATCTTTAGATGTTTGGGTATCAACAGTAGATGCAATTAGTAGTTAAGGAGAATAATTAATGCCTTTTATTGGTAATCAACCAGCATTAAGTTACACAAGTTTTGCTAAACAAGACTTTAGTACAAGTGCGACTACATCTTACACATTGGATAATCCAGTTGCTAATGCAAATGAACTAGCTTTGTTTATCAATTTTGTTCGACAAGAGCCTGGTAGTTATTCAGCAAGTGGTACTACATTAACACTAACAGAAGCTACATCATCATCTGATGATATGTACTGTGTGTTTTTAGGTAAAGCTGTTCAAACTGTTAATCCACCAAACGCTAGTGTTGGAACAAGCCAGTTAGTTGATGGTTCTGTAACAAGTAGTAAATTAAGTGCTGGAAAAGTTTTACAAGTTGTTCAAACAGTTAAAACAGATACACAATCAACAACTGGTCAAACTTATGTTGATGGTATGACTTTAAATATAACTCCATCAAGTACATCAAGTAAAATTCTTATTTTTGCAAGTGCAAACATTGGAATAAGTGATTCTGGATTAAGAGCACATACAAGACTAATGAGAGATTCAACTGCAATTTTTATTGGAGATTCTTCTGGAAGTAGAAGTAGAGATTCTTGGCAAGGTGGTATTTTTGCT